AAAAATAGTATTAGAATTAAACTCATCATCAGAAATAAACTCAAAATAATTTTCATTTGTTGTATCCGCACTTACAACAATAAACTCGGCAATACCGTTCTCAACCAACTCGGTGGCTAATATCGGGTTCAAGTTTGATGAACCAATAGGTTGGCTATACACATAATAATTATATTGACCTTCATAAGGAAATGGGATTTCACCTCCACCCTGACCCTCAACAAACTCAAATTGATTATATCTCGTTGGATGTGGTGATACATCAGGTAAAATAAACTTTACCTCTTCTTTTGAGAATATATGAACAAATTGAAATAGATATTCAGGATTACAAAGAGTAGTATTCTGTGTGAGCGTTACGACTATCTTATTTAATTGATTGGATTTTAATAATATCATCTGTGTATAAAATAATCACAGGGAGTATGACCCCCCTGTGATAAATATTTAGGATTCTACTGTCATACCTGAAACGATTGTAGCAAGTGGGCCACTCAATTCGTTCATAGGTAATTGCTCGAGAGCCTGAAGAGTTAGGTTATAACCCTGTCTATCTCCCAAAGCGAGTCCAGTGACGTTAGAACCCGCACTTACGAACATTCCGTATTCCTGTCCTAATAGGAAATACGAACCATTATTGTCCTCAAATACAACCGCCAATCTAAAAGATTGTGCTAGTGTTTTAATGATATTACGCTTGTATTGTTCTAGTTTTGCGAAGAACATTGTTAATTCTTGTGTATAGAATACTGTACCATTTTCAAGTGAAGCATTGATAGTTTCAGTCATCTCAGATGTAGTTCTGATTAACTCGAAAGAATAGAATGTACCTGTTCCTGAAATTGCTGTGATTGTACTACCAGTATTTTGAGTAATACCTGTTACATTATCATAATCAGTAATCCAAACCTTATTAACACCACCCGCATTGTCGCGACAACCAAGAGTAATACCTGCTGCTAAATTACAACTCATATTATTTTATATTTAGTTTTTTTGTTTATTAGTGAAAATAGGGGGGATTATCTCCCCCCATATATTAAAGTCCGTTTGTTACAAAGAACTCAGGGAACGCAATAGCAGTTCCGACCTTCCAAGCAGACATAATACGTACTTCTTGGAAATCTTGAGACCACCAGCTTCTGAAGCTGTCCTCATCTGACATCAAGTCAACACCTACCATAAAGTATTGTTGAGGAGCTGCAGCGATAAGGTTAGATCCGTTTAGACCTGGTACACCAACAACCTTATATTTAGTTTGTGGGTGGAATGTCTCATATACCTGACCCAAAGTAGGTTCAGTAAAGTGGAAGTTGTTTACGTTTCTAAGTGCCACTAAATAACACTTAAACTGCTGCTGAGACATAAAGATTACAATATCGTCTCTGTCATAGATGTTTCTATCTAATGCGTTGATGATATTATCAACCTGAGTTAAAACAGCGTTTGCCTTGTCTACCACAGAAGCTCCTGTTACAGAACATAATGCAGTTTGACCTGTCAATGCTACAACACCAGCAGTATTTGCTAATAATTCAATGAAACCAGAGAAAGTTGAAGTTCCTGATGAAGCATTCCATACAAGGTCTTCGTTATATCTCTTGATTTGTTTTGTCTGAAGGTCAACAATTGCCTGCTCGAATGGAGCCTGCTCGTTGTAAGAACCTGCATTTAGGTATTGGCCTAACCACAAAGTGTTAAGCTCTTCCAAACATAAAGATTGGTTTACTTTAAGTGCTTGTACTGTCAAAGGTACAGCCTCAAAAGTCACATCACCCGCATCATTCCATCCGCAAGTAGTACCAGTTTGAACTGATAAAGTTTCCTTCAATAGGTTTACGTTCTGTGTTCCTTTAATACCAGGAACAACATTTACATACTTCATAGTTACTGGAGACAATACTGCTTCAGATATAATATCAGATGAAAGTTGGTCTACGTACGCTGACAATCCGCCAAGGTCGTAGTTGAAGTTCATTTTTTGTAATTTTTTCATTTTGATAATAAATTATAATTGGTTTAGTTTTTATTCATTGCTGCTCTCAATCTCTTAATTGCATCAACTCTATCGTTTTCTGACTTTGAGTCAGCGATAGTTTTTTGAGTGTAAACTCGGTCGCCCGCAGGTTCTTTAGCAAACTTTTGGACTTTGTTTTCTAGTTGAGTTTGTCTTGATACTAGAATATCAATTTTAGATTCAAGGTTCTTCAATGCCTTCGAGAACATTTCAGCAATCTTTTCTGCTTCCATATCTTCCTCTTCAACATTTTCTCTTTCAGTAATCTTACCATCTTTGGTGATGAACCTGATTTTGTTTTCTTTACCACTTTCGTCTTTAAGGACTACTTGGTGTTCTCCATCAGGAGCAGGGGTCTTAGAATCACCGTCAAGGACATAAACTTCCTCTCCGACATCAAAGGTCTTAGATTCAACCTTTGCACCTTCTGCTGTCTCAGCAATAGTGAATGCTTGGTCTTTACCTTTTTCTGTAATCCCCTTGATTTCACCACCGACAATAGAAATCATCTTTCCATCAGCGGTCTCATAAGTTCCATCGGTAAATGGTAATAAAGCTCCATCATAAGAAACCTTCTTGGTTAAACGACCCACAGTTGGCTCGTCACCTTCAACTCGCATAATTTCTCCGTCTTTCAACTTTACATCAGCAAACATCTCTTCGGTTTCCCCTTCTTCTACTTTATCCTCCATTTGACCCATATCAATCTTCTTGATTTTTGATTCCTCGTCAACTTCAATCTTGGTTCCATCTTGTAACATATGTTCTCCTGCTGGTGCGGGGATTAACCCTTCCTCAGTTGCTACATAAATTAAAGAACCCAATTCAAGTTCACCCTCCATTTTCATCGTAATTCCTTGATCGGTTTTAGCCTCAAAGAACACCTGTGGAGATAGACCTAAAATCTGTGCTATTTTTTGTAGGGTTTTTGTACTATTCATTTTAATAGTTTTATTATTTGGTTTATTTGTTCTTCTGCTTTAGAAAAAACTGCTTTTTCCTTAAATAGTCCTTCAACTGAAAAACCACTTAAGTTATTTTGTTTAACTAGTTCCCATACCTTAGGGTCGTCGACTTTCATTTGGACAAACCAAGTACCAGCAGGTAGGTTGAATCCATATACAGATGACTTGTCTTTGGTAGGGTCTTCGCTAATCCAACTCTCAGTTATGTATACTTTGTCAGAACCCAACTTTATTCCATTATGTTCTATGGATGTTTCGTCAGTCCTTTTTTGTTTCAAGAACCTATTAGCCATTTTTCTAATAGAATCCTTTGAGAAATAGACATAATACTTGTTTCCAAACATATCATATCTATGTATCATCTTATTTGGAACCATAGCAGCCCCAACAATAATCATTTTGTCTTCACTAGCAACAGCAAAGGTCATCTTCTCATTCTCAAGTTGTTTCAATTTTCTCTCAGACCAACTTAATGCGGCTTCACCACCCCAACTATCATACATCAATTTACCACAACCATCTTCATAGGTCTTTGATGACTCAAGGTCAACCTTATGTCTTGATAAATAAGAATACATACGCTTTAACGTATCTACTGAAATGGGGGCTCCACTTGCTAACTGCGATGCTCTGGTTTTTCCCACCTGAGTTCCACAAGAACCCCAACCATTCTCCTCTGCGTATTTGACTGCTCTTGCTGCGGCATTCTTTACACCTTCAGGATAATCATTTATCGCTTCAGCAAAATCATCTTCGGTCATCTTAATTGGAACACAATTCGGAACTTCTTTACCATCTAGTATCTTTGTTCCAATTGCTTCATATCCCTCCCAACAAGCATCTTCAAGTCCTTTGTCTTCAGCAAACAAATTAGGGCCTGTTCTTGGCATTCCTGGTTTCCACTGATTCTGTGGTGTTGGAGAATTGATTGTTGCCTCTGGTCTTGTATCAGGTTGTAATCCTGTTGATAATGGGTCTGTTTGTATTAGACCTCTAGTTGAATCACCAGAGTTTCTAATCTTACCTTCTGGTTGGAATACCAGTTTAACCCAAGTATGCCTACAATTGAAATTTCCACGCCACCGAAAAACATCATAATTACCAAACTCGGGGTTTGATAATTGTTCTATATCCTCCATTCTATACACTCTGTTTTTTGCTAGCATATCAGCACAGAATTGTCTATTTTTGTTGTCTCTCGGCCCAACATACTTGAATCTAATTCTAAATTGGACTGTGTCTTCGTATGATTCAGCATTAGGATCGGAGAACCTCTCACGACTCATTTTAAGTATCCTCTCGGGGTTCATCTGTTCCACACGACTAATCACCCACCCTTGACTAATTAAGTCGTTGTAGGACTCCCCTAATGTATCTAAAAGAGGATTGGAAGAACAGAAGTCATCCTCCACAATTCTGTATGTTACGGAGTTCTCCCCTACAATACATTCTTGGCAAGTTGTACCATCATTTTGACTATTAAAGGCAATCCAATTTTCCTCGTGTGCTGGTGTTGAAACCAAAGATATTGCTTCTATCCCTGATTCCTCAAAATCTTCGTCTATTAAGAGTTCTACGATTTTCATTCTATATTAAATATATTTTATTCTATGTTATGCCATTATATCAACGACCTTGATTTTATGGTTCTATCAAATTGTTGTTGGTTAGACATATCTTGTGCTGTAACATAAGTTCTAATAGGTCTTGAACTAATAGTTTGATTAACAACATCAACTAAAGATTGATTACCTGATGATATTGGTAATGCTGTATTTGGTAAATTACCCATATTATTCATAGCACTCAACATAGGTGAGAATAATGCTGATGATCTAGCATTCATAACAAACTCCCCATCAGACAACATCGTTGGTATGGAGTCAGTTATTGATCCTCCATTACCAAATACGAAACCACCTTGATTTCTTCTTGCAACAACTTGTATCGGTTGGGGAGCCTGTGCTTGTGGTGTTGATGTTGATGTTGATAATGTTGAGTTAGGTATTTTTGTTTGTACGATACTACGAACTCTAGCAAGACCTGCTATAACTGCTGTTGCTGCCGCAATTGCTGCTCTAATTGGAGAATCAGGTGTAAGTGTTAATTGTGAATTA